GTTGGGTTGAACTCAGGTATTTGAAAGCTAGGGGGAGGTTCATGATAACCATCTTCTATAAACCTAGCTTGATATCCAGTCGTCTTTTCAAGCGCCAACCTAGCTAAGACGCCGGCGATGGGACAATGGGGAATCTCATATAGCGCAGACAACGCTTTCGCCCTAAGTAACTCCTCCATAATGACGTGACCAGCATTAATGAAGGAATGAGTCCACCCAAAGCCCATCAAAAACTTATAAGGGTCCTTTATTATCTGCCCGTCTTCGGTGCAGACCATTCCACAAAAGGAAGCCTTACAAGGATCGTCTACCTCCACCATCTTGATTGTGAAACCCAACTTTGCATAATCAACTGGGTGGAGTTCGACTGTTGAGGCAAATATTCCATCGTCACCTTCAACGAACCCATCCACCTGACCCCCTTTTTCATGAACAAGAAACAGGGTTAACATCAGGTTGGTAAATCCATTGCCAAGCGAAGTGCACATGTCACCGGACATTCTCCTTCCGACGACATGTGCCCTGGCTCCCATGCGCAACCGCATCTTATTCGAGCCAGAGATGACTTCACAAAGAAACCGAGCATCCTCTGTGTCCCCCAAACAATGGCGATACAACTGCAATTCGCAGGCCCTCATCACTTGAGGGGTCATAGAAGCCTCGAATGCAGTGTAATCAGTGTTATAATAGTGGGCACCGACACGACGCAATGCAGCGATTTTAGCAGGCCTTTCTGGCACAGGAGTATGCTTTATAAACCATGGCATCTCATAAACAACCTGTTCAATCGCCTTAAACATGGGTCCTGACCAAACCTTAAACGCATCTGATCGGGAATTTATCATCCTACCATGTTTGAGCATCGGGTAAAACTCGGTTTTGATGAAAGATGAAACAGCCTCACATTGAACTTCCGTCGGGCGCCCGCCCCGCAACGCTTCCCATGCCTTGCGCAACTCTTCTTTGCGAGCATCGTTATAAGTTGTGGTGGCCAGCCACTCCTCAAACTCAAGTGGTCGCACAACCGGCATGGATTTTAGAACTTGCGCCACAAATTCTGAAAAGCGTTTCAACACCTTAGGATCAGGTGCGGGGACGTCTCGCATCAACCGCTTGACGAAAGAGCACCAGACTGTATCCGGGTCGTTCGAATCGACACAGTTTGGCGCATATCCTGGAACTGCACAATGCTCCAAACGCCGATACATGCGGCGGCGAGTACGCCGGAGTATCGGGAGGTGCACATCTGCTAGGCCAGAGTCGAGCAATTGGGAACTCGGCCTCTCTAATGGCACCTCAACGACGCGGTAGCCTTCAGCAAAGACCTTCCGCGTAGTTAGGTAAGGATTTATGGGGGCAGCCCTACCAACGCTGCCCCCGCGGCAAAATAATCACGAGCCGCCATCCTCGCCAATGTGACCGCCTCAGAGCCCTCGATCAATTGAATGTAGGTGTGGTCGGGTATAGGTAAACAACCCAACCTCCTCATACGCATTCTTATTGTTGAGGCGGCCACCTCATAATTTGTTTCACGGTCATAATCATTGAGAACACTTGTCACCAAGTGAGGTACATAAGGGAACTTCATAGACCGGATTCGAAATGAAAATAAGAGACAAATTATTGCTAAACACCCAAAAATAGTTGTCAAGGGATTGAAACCCCCTTGAGGCGGGGCTTCAAATGGCGAAGCAATAATCCCATGGACATCACCAATTCGCAAGCTGGATGGTACCATGAACGGGACCATCAAGTACGCTAATGCGAACCCCACTGACAATAACATCCAATACCATATGAAATAGAGCACCTTAACATTAATCTGACAAAGAGTCATAGGAGCCTTTAACTCCTTAAGGTTTCTATTTGGGGCTATACGCTTTTCACACCGGTATTCATACTCCACTGAGTAAGTACGCCAATACCGGTATATTGGGTAAGAAAGTGATGGGCAAACAAATGCATTGATCAATGCCCCAATCTCTTTCTCATTTAGTTGTACACCTTCCAACAAAACGTCCTCAGCCAAACTATGGCCACCACTCTCCTTACTGGCTGGAACAAGCACCGGAGTAGGAGGCGGCGGTGGTGGTACAGGCGGGGGAGTTGGGGGTGACTTTGGTGGAGGGGAAATCTGTTTCCCCTTTCGATCCCCAGCCAAACCCGGCATAGGGGATACAGTCAGGTTCTCATGCTTAACTGCGCTGCCCGGCTCAACAACACCGGGTGGCATAGTCGCCAAAGGAGGCGCAGTCCCTAGAGATTGACCCGCCGCACATATTGCTGGGCGCAATATCATCAGCTTCTTATCGGCTTGCTCTTGCATCAGCATCTCTAGGCCTGACTTATTGTACCGCAACCCACAAGCAAATGAATAAGGCAGGGTTCCACTAGTAACTTCCGGGAAATTAGCCTGCCACTCATGGCGGTATCTATTGAGTCCATGCTCCACATCATGTTTCAAAACAGTGTCACAAAACCTGCAATGAACAGTGACACTCCTACTGTGCTCAGTGTTTCTAGCATAGATGTCTACTAATAAATTGGCCTTAAGAACAGAGATATCTATGTATTCTGTGGAGTGCACAGTCTTAAAGAACTGACAAACAACTGGTCGTTCTTCTGGTCCGGGGTTCGGCTCGATGTCACCGGCCAGGAGCCTTTCCACGTCTAGGCCCCTCCTAGCACAATACACGTGGAGTGTTTTCAAAATACGTGAATGGTCTTTCCCCATAGGGGGGTATCTCAAGCCTGTTGCGACCATTGCCAAATCCCAATTAGGTAGGCTCTGAGCCCTCACTAATTTGGGTAACGACCTCCATTTGGCAAACTCCACTTTAAGCTTGTGCTCAACCGATTCGACCTTCCGGACTTGAGGCTTATGGCGGAATTCTTGCCTGAGGAAATTCCTAAACTGGCCATCAGCCTCACCGCGGGCAACGCGTGCAGCATGTTCCATCCTGGCGACGCGGTCATCTCCAGTGTACTTGTTGAAATCACCGCGCGCCCCGCGCAATCGTCTCGCTCTCTCATTCGACGTGGACAACTTGAGCATGTCCTTCGCCTTCATTTTGGGATCATAACGGCGAACACAATCATCGAAATACTCATTCTCTGGGGCGAGATCAACCAAACTTACACAAGGTGATTGATTAGGAACGTGCCCACCACCCACAGGCACATCAATATCAAACATAGAACAACATAAACTGGTGACCTCAATGCCACCTCGAATTAGGGTTTTACCATCCTTCGCTAAATCTGGGTTATTAGTTGGTTGTTGTGTTGTCATGTTTGTTTTTTTAGGGGTTTCTCGTAGGACACCCGGCTTGAACCCAAGAAACGCCGCCGGGTTGGTGCTAAATATGTTTGTGATTTATTTTATAAACAAACCGAATGACTCATGACTGGTCGGTACCAGGCAAACAATCGGC